AACCCCGTGTCCCCACTGTACCGATTCTTGAGAACGCGGACAGTGGTGAAGTTGCGTTCATCGTCAGACTGCTGGTTCCGCTCGAGAGCGATCACCATGTCCGACAGTTGGGCAATCGACTGGGACCCACGTAGGTGAGACAGGGAGACCTCACTGCCGTTCTCATGGGCAGGGCCCTCACCGACACGACGAAGGTGGGACACCACGAACAGGCCCATGCCCGTCTCCTCGACCATCGACCTGAGCAGAGTCATGGTGCGGTCGATGCTGCGACGCTCGTCCTCGCCGGGGTCCAGTCCAGAGACCACGATGCTCAGGTGGTCCAGCACGATCCACTGACAGCCACAGGCCTTTTGCAGGTAGCGGATGCGGTTGAGGAGATTGGTGCTGTCCACCGAACCGAAGTGGTCGTAGGCGAAGAAGCGTTCCTCGCCCATCAGCTTGTCGAACGCGGGCCGCAGCTCCTCAGGTTTGAACTCAGTCAGGTGCAGAGGACGCTGCATCTCGATGCTCAGGATGCCCAGCACCGACCGTCGGACTGACTCCTCAAGAGCGATGTAGCCGACCTTGTACCCACGCCTGAGCAGGTCGTGAGCAAGCGTGCGGCAAATGAGTGACTTACCCACCCCAGTTCCTGCGGTGAATGTCACCAGCTCACCCATGCGCATCCCGTGGGTCAGGCGGGTCAGCCCTTCCCAGGGGTAGTCGACCGACAGACGCTTGTCCTCGACGGCCACCTTCTCCCAAACGGCCTCGCCAGACACCACCCCGTCAGGGCGGTAGACCTTGGCCGACCACATGGCCTCCACCAGTTGGACGCTCTTGCCCTTCAAGAGCATATCGTTGGCGTCCTTCTCAGGGAGGACAGCGATGCAGGCCTTGCCGGGAGTCAGAACCTCGGCAGCCTTGACCGCGGCAGCTTTGCCTGGTTCGTCGTTGTCGAACATGAGCACGACTTGGTCGTACCCTTCGAGCATCGACAGGTTGGCCTTGAGTGTTGCGACCGCGCTGTCTGCCCCATTCGGGATGGACACGACTGGCCACTTGTTCTGTTGAACTTGACTGAGGGAGAGCGCGTCCAGCTCCCCTTCCGTGATGCAAATCTTCCGACCAGTTGCTGGCCAGAGGTTGCCCCCGAAGAACCGCTTGCTGACGGTCCCAAGCACTTTGAATTCCTTGTTGGGGTAGCGCAGCTTCTGACCACAGAGCTGCCCCTGGTCGTCGTAGTAGTTGGCAACATGGACTTTGGCTCCTGCCGCATCGGTCCCGTAACCATACCCGAACTTGCGACCTGTGTCTTGCGTGATCCCCCTGGCGGTGCAGCCGAACTCAGTGATCTCGACTGGCGTCCACGCCTTGGGCTTAGCGACCTTGACTGCTTCCACTGCTCCCCTTCCTCTTGCTTTGCACTTGAAACAGAAGCGGCTGCCATCCGTGTAGACAGCAACCGCATCGGATGAACCACACGCCGAACAGGGCGCGTGATACATGAACGCTCGATCAGTCGTCGGGAATGAGTCCGAGGTTCGACCTGATTTCATTGATGGAGTTCTTGTTGGCTAAGATCGACTCGATGAACTTGGAAGTGTCTTCGATGGGAAAGGCTACCACCCAGCCAGACATCTTACGTCCTTGTCCCTGGAAGCCGTTGTTGTGCTTCATGAGGACGACTGGTATTTCCCCCAGCTTTCGGTCCCTCTCGGCCTGAGCCAAGAACGCCATGGCTCCGATGGAAGCAATCCGCTTGACCTCTACGTGAAGATCTTTCCCAGCCTCTAAGAGGTCAGCGGAATGCTTGCCATTGGATTGAGCAGCGCGGATGCAGTTGGGTGCTGACCAGTGTTCGCGCACCTGGTCCCTCGCCTCCCGCTCTCCACGCTTGCCCTTTTCCCTTGAGTCCATCAGAACGGGCGTTCCTCGCCCTGCTCGCCTTCGGCCTCAGCTTCGGGGTCAACCTCGAAGCCAAACTCGGTAGCGGTCTCGCGGCCGCCAGAGCCAGCCTCGTAGACCTGGTAGGCGTCCAGGGCCAGCGTGAGGCCAGCACCCACCGAAGCCACGTAGAACGGGCGGGCAGTGATGGCCAGGGCCAGCTTGGCGTTGTGGTTGACCTGCCCATTGTAGGGCTCGCCCTTCGGGGTGAACCCGCGGGGCTTGAACGACCAGTCGGTGCCGTCGTCACGGGTGCCACCAGCCGTGGCCTTCGCACGGAGAGCGAGCAGGCCCGTCTCGTTGCCTTCCTTGTCGGTCAGCGGACGGATCGGAGGATCGCACCGCTTGATCTTGGGCTTCTTCTCGAGCATCGCCATCTCGGCAACCGCCTCCTCGTACAGCTCATTGACGCGGTTGATGAACGGGGCGTGCTTCTCGTTGCTGGGGTCCAGCACGATCTGGACCTCGTAGCTGCCCTTGGTCCCCGGCTTGGCAAACTTGGTGGCTGGGGTGTTCAGCTTGGGCCAGAGGGCGACACAGACGGGGGTAACCAGAGTTGTCTTCTTGGTGGACTTCATGAGAAGAAGTATTCGCTTTGTTGCAGTGTGTTGATGTCAAAGGTTCCCTGCTCAGGTGGCGGGGGCAGCTTCGACGGATCTTTGAGTAGGTGCTGTGCTTCCTGATACAGGTCGTCCAACAGGTTGCCCTGGAAGATCCCCATCGCAGCTCGACGCACAGCAGCACCGAGCTTGTCTACGTTGTTTGCGAGCGTACCAAAGCTGTCGTGGACGGCAGTCACCTGGTGAATGCCCTCCTCGGCCAGCAGGTTCATCGTCCGCATCATGATCGAAGCGTCCACCGAGTGGACAAAGTTGGGACTGGCGGCCGACTTCTGACGACGCTTGGACAGCTTGTCCGTCGGGACCTTGGTTCGGAAGATCAAGAACTTCTGGCCCACGTGGGTCCGAACGAAGGCCGACCTCATGTCCTTGTAGGCGTGCTCGATGCGCATCCCACTGGGGGCCGTCCAGCTAAAGGACATCCCCTCAGCGTTGTAGGCATCGGCCACCGTCTGGATCCACGACATGGCCTTACGGGCACCCACCAAGCGGGAGTCCACGGCCTCGAACATCTTGTCGGTCAGGTAGGTCAGGTACCTAAACACCATTCCAGGACTGGCAATCGGCTGCTTCTTCCGACCGCTGATGCTGTCCATGTAGGCCGACCGCACGTATTCCAGGCAGCCGCGATAGGTCGCCCCATAGGGCAGGACCATCACGACCCGCTTGGTGTAATCGCGGGGGATGGCCGTGCCGAAGAACTCCAGCCAGGCCTTGGCCATGGGGTTCTCGTAATCGTCCAGCAGGAGCTTCCACGTGTCCTTACCGACCAGGGTGTAGATGTCCTGGGGGTCCCCAGTTCCGCAGTTGGTAGCGCCTGCTCCAACGGGGTCCCTGAGCATGAGGGAGAAGAGCTGCAGCCCGTTGTTCGAGCCGTCGATGTTAACGGGAAGGCGTGACAGGAAGGTCGTAGGGTTGGCCTTCCAGGCCGCGTACTCCAGGCACGCCGCCAGGAACTGCCAGGGCTTGCTCGCCTCCATCCACTTGTGGTGCTCGACAGCGTTGGCGGCCGTGGCAAGGATCAGCTCCTCGTTGTCCACGGACCACTTCTCACGCTCGGCCCAGGTGGCCTTGTCGAAGCCCCAGGTGTTGGCCAGGTGGCGACGCAGCCAGCGGACACCCGTCGCAGTGAGGACTTCGCCGTCACGGAACATCAGGAGACCGCGAGCAAAGTCGGGCCCCTGGGGCTGGAGGAAGCTCACGACGGGGTAGGCCCGTCCACGGAAGTCGACCTGATGGGGGTAGAAGAACGGGTCAATGCCGACCTCCTTGCACACCGTGAAGGTGCGAGAGATCAGGATGCGCTGAGCACGGCACTCCTCTTCACGACTCAGGGTCTGAGCACAGGTGCGGGCCCAGACCTTGTACTCCTCACTCTCCCGGTCCTTGGGTCGAGGGGGAATGTCGAAGTCCGTCCGCTTGGGCATGGCCGGGGCGTCAACGTCACGCTCCCACAGGACCAGCGCAATGTCGTACACGGGACGGTTGACCAGGTAGGGCACCCGCTGGAGGTGGCTGATTGCCGAGTACACCTCAGGGCAGGTGTCCTTCGTGTTTCCCGTGTCCTCGTCGTAGTCCTTGAACAGGCACAGGCGGGGAAGCTCGTCGGTCCAGTAGCCTCCATCCCACGGGCTGGCCCAGTCCTTGGGAGGTTGGGGAATCGGCAGCCAGAACGGAGCCATGGCGGCCACGTTCTCATGCGCCTTCTTCAACCAGTCGACCGTCTCGGGCAGGGGGATGATCTTCTTCCGACGGTTCTTGAACCCCCTGGCTTTGACCAGGTGGTCAGGCTTGACCTCGAAGGTGATGCACCCGCCGACCTCCATCATGATCTGGACCATGAAGGCCCCGACCTCAGCCCGTCCCCGGTGTGACCACAGGGACACGCCAGCGTTGGTTGCCGCCTTGGCCAGGGTCTTGTCGATCACGGGAATGCGCGAACGAGTACGACGACGCAGGACGGTCTTGTCGTACTGGTCCCAGTGGCCCCGGCTCAGCTTCTTCATCGCACGCAGGCAGTGCTCATGGTGGAGGGCATTACCGACCGCCCCGACAGTCCGCTGCCAGTCCCCGTCACGGGCCAGGTTGTCCAGCACGTGCTTGGCCGTGATCACACAGCACACCGCGGGAACCAGCTCAGACAGGTAGCGGACGGCCCCGCAGTATTTGCCCGCCTTGCCGTCCTTGTACTCCTCGATCAGCTCCTTGAGGCGTACCTCCATTCGCCGCGTGGCCTCTGCCATGAGCAGACGCTCAGGGCCGAAGTACGTGGGCAGGGACGTACCCGATGCTCCCTTGAGTCCATAGGCAGCCGCTTGGTTGGCGTGGTAGCGGGACAGGCCGAGGGCCCGTGACCGCTTTTCCCGTGCTCGAGTGGACTTGGAGAGATCGCTCATAGGTTCTGGACTGCCGAGGTCAGATCGCTGAGGTCAGTGTGGACGTACCGCTGGGTGGTCGTGATGGACGAGTGCCCCAGAAGAGCTTGGACCATCACGATGTTAACACCAGCCTGGATCAGGCGGGTTGCATACGTGTGCCGAAGCGTGTGGATGCAGTAACCCTTGCCCAGCCCGATTGCGGACAGGGCCGCGTTGAACTTGCGACGTAGGTGACTGATTGAAGGAAGGCCCTCCCCGCTGGTGATCATGTGGGCGATCACGCTGTAGTCCGTCGCCAGGTGCTGGAGGGGGATAGGAACGGTGCGAGGCTTGGAGGTCTTAGTTCCACGGACAACCACAGAGTCGTGGCTGATGTCGCCAGGCTGGAGGGAGTACAGCTCACCCAAACGCAGGCCCGTGTACAACAACACACGGACGATGCTTGCAGAGACGTCGGGTAGGAGCTGATGAATCAGCGCCTGCTCCTGTGCCTTCGAGAACACGTAAGACCGGGGCTCAGGCTCACGGTCCTTCTCGATCTTGGGAACGCGGCTCAGCCATCCCCGACCCTGAGCATAGGTCAGGAGGCGGCTCAGGGCAGACAGGTAGCGATTGACCGTGGCAGGGGAGGACCCCATCGCCTTGATCCCAGTGCGAACTCGGTCGACGTGGACGGCCCCGATGGACTCGACCAGGGTGGAGGGACCAACCAGGTCAACCACCTTACGACCGCGGGAGTACAGCCCTTCCCAATCCTTTGCTGAATCCCAGACATCACGGGCACAGTCCTTGAGCAGGTCGTCCATGGTGGGCTGCAGCGTCGCAGCTT